CTAGAACTATGTTTAAAATAAAAGAAATTGAGTGTAGAGTAGATAACCAAGCATACTTACCAAAACGATCCAATCCTAGTGATGCAGGTGCTGACCTACGCAGTACCGAAAATTTAGATATCTATCCTGGTGAAACAAAACTTATAGATACTGGTGTAGCGGTAAAAATTCCAGAAGGCTTTGCCGGGTTTGTATTTAACAGATCGGGACAAGGTAAAAAAGGAATTATTTTACTTAATGGTGTAGGCGTTATTGACAGTGATTATCGTGGAAATATAAAAGTAGCACTAAAAAATATTAGCGATGACAAGTATGAAATTAATATTGGCGATAGAATTGCACAACTAATAATTATTCCCATCATTATTTGTGATTTTATTGACAGCTGGAATGATACAAAACGTGGTACTGGAGGATTTGGCAGTACTGGAAAATAGGAGAAATTATGCAAGTAAGCACACGCGCACAAGTAATTACTAGACGAACTTATAATCGTCCTACTAGTGATGATGGTAAACAATTTGAAAACTGGCAACAAACTGTTAGGCGAGTTCGTAATCACCAGCACTGGTTATGGGAACGTGCTAGTGGTCGTCAGCTCTATTTCCATGAAGTAGAGGAATTAGACAAGCTAGAGCAGCTAATGCTAGAGCGCAAAGTATTAATGGCTGGACGTACACTTTGGCTAGGTGGTACTACAGTAGCACAAACTAGAGAAGCCAGTCAATTTAATTGTAGTTTTACACAAGTAGAAACAGTATATGATGTAGTTGATTGCTTATGGTTACTGCTTCAAGGCTGTGGTGTGGGCTTTAAACCTATTGTAGGCACATTAAATGGATTCTCAAAACCAATTAAAAATATTCAAGTTGTTAAGAGTCAACGAACAGCTAAGGGAGGACTTGAACACAATGTTGAAACCTGGGACGCAACAACAAAAACTTGGACAATACAAGTTGGAGATAGTGCAGAAGCCTGGGCCAAATCTATTGGAAAGCTTCTTGCAGGTAAATATCCTGCTACTACTCTTGTACTTGATTTTAGTCAGCTAAGACCAGCAGGGGAAAGGTTAAAAGGATATGGGTGGATTTCAAGCGGTGATAGTGCTATTTCAAAAGCTTATGTAGCAATTGCCAACATACTTAATGGTAGGGCTGATAGCCTTCTTACCAGAATGGATATTCTTGACATTATTAATCATCTTGGAACCATCTTATCCAGTCGTAGGTCGGCTGAAATTGCTCTTTTTGATTATGGTCAACCGGAGTGGCAAGAATTTGCTGTAGCTAAAAAAGATTTTTGGTTGTATAATCGCGAACACCGTCAGCAATCAAATAACAGTTTAGTATTTAAAGAAAAGCCAACACGTCAAGAGCTAAAAGAAATATTTAATCTTATGCTAGAGGCTGGTGGCAGTGAACCAGGATTTATTAATGAGCAAGAAGCATTAAGACGTGCTCCGTGGTTTAAAGGAGCAAATCCTTGTGTAGAAATCTTACTAGGCAATAAAAGTTTTTGTAATCTTACCGAAACAGACATTTCCAAATTTAAGGGCGATACCGCAGGACTACATGATGCAATTAGATTAGCTGCCAGGGCTAATTATCGTCAGACCTGTGTTAATCTTAAAGACGGGATCTTACAAGAGGCTTGGCATCTTAATAACTATTTCTTACGTCTCTGTGGAGTAGGTCTAACAGGCATTGCAATGCGTCCTGATATGACTAGTTACGACTATGAATATCTAAAACGCACTGCAACAAGCGCAGCTATAAGTATGGCAGATGAATTAGGACTACCACGTCCAAAGAATATCACTTGTATTAAGCCCAGCGGTACGTTAAGTAAGATTATGGATTGTACAGAAGGCGTACACAAGCCACTAGGCAAGTACATTTTCAATAATGTGCAGTTTAGTACTTATGACCCAATGATTCCACTACTACGAGATAGTGGATATAAGGTAATTAATCATCCTACAGATCCTACTGGTGTACTAGTAACATTTCCAGTAGAGTGGAAAGATGTACCTTTTCATAAGGAAAATGGCAAAGAAGTTAACTTAGAAAGTGCTGTGCAGCAGCTGGAACGATATAAGTTATTACAAACTAGCTGGACTCAACAAAATACGTCAGTAACAATTAGTTATGATCCTAGTGAAATATGTGAAATTATAGATTGGTTATTAAATAACTGGGATTGTTATGTAGGCGTAAGTTTTATCTACAGAACTGATCCTACTAAAACTGCTCAAGATTTAGGATATCTCTATCTACCACAAGAAGTTGTGGACGAAAAAACTTATAAAGACTATGTATATAATTTAAAAGCAATTGACATCGAATCAGCTAATAGTTTTGATGAACTACTAGATGATGAGTGTATAAGTGGAGTTTGTCCAGTAAAATGATAAATAATATAGAATTTATATTTAAAGTAACCTACGAAGAAGCAAATATAATTTTAACAGGTTTACAAGAATTACCTGCTAAAGTATGTAATCCTTTAACACAAAAGTTACAACAACAAGCACAAGAACAACTACCAAAAACTGAAAATAATCCAAGTTTAGAAATAGTTAAATAATAAAAAAGCCCGCACTAGCGGGCTTTTTTATTTATAGTGGTGTATCTAATATGCTATCTTCTTCGTCTATAGTCATATCACCCATGTTATGAAGTTGACTAAATACATCAATTAATATATCACGATAAGGTTGATCTACCATGTGTAGATCAAATAAGTATACGTCTAAGTGATCATTACGTAACAGTTCAGCATGATACATAAACTGACCAAATGCTTCTAGTTCTTCGCTAATATTATTATTAGCATAATCTTCTAGTACTTGTGCAATAATCATTCTGTCTGTGTAGGGAACTATGCCTTTTTTAGCTAGTTTAACTAATTGTAGTGCTTTGCCTTCACGATCACGCATAATTTGATTACGTTTTGCACTACTCCACGTATAACCGCCATCTCCTCCCCAAAGATCCCAAGCTACACGACCTTTACTAGGAAATCCTTCTTCACCACTATTAAATCCTTGAGCACGTTTATCTACTTCATGACGGCTAAAAAAGCTGTACATGCGTAGCACAGTACTAGCTGATAAGGGCTCGCGGTCTTTTAGTTGATTAGCTCTGGCTAGGCCAACTAGTGTACCTCCAGCCTTACCTTCACTTTTCCACTTAAGTGCTCGTTTAGCAGCACTTGCCATTCCTGTAGTAGGTTTGTATGTTGTTGCCATATTTAATCCTTATAAGCCATTATAATATCTTTACATAATCTACTACGAACTATATCATTATCCATAAATCTAACTACCTCTACGCCTCTAATATGTTGTAATCGTTTAACAGCATCCTCTAGGCCACTGTTGTAGATATCGCTTTGAGTTTCATCTCCACTAACTATTATTTTACAGTTTTTACCTATTCTACTCAAGATCATTTTTAGCTCACCAGTACTAGCATTTTGAGCTTCATCTAAGAGTACTATACAGTTGTCAAATGTAACGCCTCGCATAAATCCTAACGGTTTAGGTTCTATGTCTCCTTTACTAAGACAGTATTCATAAAAACTATTACCTAAACTACGAGTAAAAATATCATTAAATGGTTCTAGATATGGAGCATATTTTTCATCTAGTGTGCCAGGTAAAAATCCTAGGCTACGACCAGTTTCTATATTAGGTCTTGTTAATATAATTTTTGATATACGTTTGTAATAGAGTTCGCCAGCAGCATAACTAGCAGCTATAAAAGTTTTGCCGGTTCCAGCGCTGCCTATACCAAAAATAATATCATTTTCATGTATTGCACGTAAATATTCACCTTGAATATAGTTAAGTGGTTTTATACTTGTAAAACTAGAATCTACAGGAACTAAATTTCGCTGTTTTTTAGAGCTATTTTTACCCATAACAGTTACCTAAAGTTAGTTAAAGTTACATATAAGATTATAGTTCTCTATCCTCCTGTTTAGGTAGTGGTTTACCGCCATAAGTTTTACTACTATAGGATCGATTAGTTGCAAATTTCTCAGTTACAGTAACACCAAGTCCAGCTATAGCAACCATCATCATGCCTTCAAACATATACTGTTTAACATCATAACCAAAAAACATATTAGCAAAAAAAGCTATACTACAAAAAATAAAAGCAAGAAAAGTAATTATACGTTTACTACTCCAAGTTCCATTGTCTCCATCTTGCAACATGCTTTTAAAAAAGTACATTATA